ACGGGGAAGGGGTTTGGGGTTAGGGATAGAGAATTTGCTATATTTTTATAAAAACAGACTTTTTCTACAGACTGAAAGCCCCGATAAAGATAAAAATATATCTTCATCGAGGCTTCAAATTACTTTTTAAGATATTTTACATTTATAGGCGACTGTATATCAAAGACACCTGTAGTGTCATTACCAAGCACTGCTCTGTCGCCGACCACTTCAGTGACTATCCAAGTCTTTTCGAGTAGCCAGTCCTTTAACAGCGCTGTTCCGCCGTACCACGTTGCACCGTCTTTTATCTGCACGCGATCACCCTTGCGGATCTCTGCCGCAGGCTTGCTGTCAGCAGTCTTACTGTCTATATCATCAACTTTTACCCAGCCAGTTACGGCATTACAGCCTTTCGGCGTGGTAATACGCACTCTGCCGTTTACCGCATCATCTGCGGTGTGTATGTAGTATGTGCCCGTCAAATGATTTGCAGGCTGTGAAGTCGTCGATGAACCATACAGCGCAGTATTTTTCAGCTGTACTGCGTCATGTGCCTTATATGTCTTTACAGCGGGCGTAGCATTAGGCTTGACGGGCTCTGACGGCTTTGTGGGGGCATCTTCGCTGCTGTGTGTCTTGTACCAGTAGTTCGTCTTTGCAGGGTAGTCAATAAAGCAGATATCCGCATCAACATCTTTGCCGCCGATGTTTTCAACGCCCCATTGCCATATCAGCTGACCGAAATCAAATTGACTAGGTATTTCGGGATCATGCGTCCAGTTTGCTAGCCATATATCTATACCGTCCAGACGGTCACTGTCATAATAATTTAACATCCATGACGGATTGGCGTATACGCCAGACGGCAGAACGATGGCGGCAATTTCGGCACAGAATTTGAGCGCCATATCAGTACGCTGAGCAGTTGTCAGTTTATCTATCTGTATCTGTTCTTCGGCGTCAAAAAATACAGGATATGCAGGTTTTAAGCCTTGTACAGCTTTTTTACAAGCGGCAAGTTCTTCTTCAAAAGCCGTGTCTGTAGTGGCTTCAAAGTACCAGTAAAGCCCGTAAGGGATGTTTTTTCTCAGGCATTCCGAAAGGTTGTGCCTGAAATATGTATCCTCGTCTGTGCGTATGCCGGCACGGATAATAACGTACTTCACACCTGCCTTGATGGCGGCATCAAAGTCAAACTTCTCCTGTGCTCTGCTGATATCAATTCCCTTAACTCTTAACATATTATTCGTCCTCGCTTTCGTCTTTTTCAGTGCTGTCACCCTTGAGCTTCAGCTGTTTTAACACTTCCAACATTTTCTTCGGTATTGGTATGCCTAACTCCGCCGCATTTTCCACAAGCGATATGCCTTCGTTTGCGACAAAGAACATCATGACCGCCGACTGTAGTACGGGAGTCGAATTAAGCACATAAGCGTCTAAAACGTGTGCAACGCCGACGAGCATTAAAATCAGGATTTTTTTGACGATACCCTTGAACCCGATTTCGCTTGATACATCTTTTCTGACGACCGCACACGCAACGCCGGATATGTAGTCAAGCGCCATGCACACGATCAGAGCGGCAAGCAGTGGCGTAAAGTCGCCCCATATCCAGCCTATCACGCCGCCGATTGCGGCTACTACTCCGCCAAAAACAGCATTTATCTTTTCCATCGCTTTTTCCTTTCCGCTGATCACTCAGCTGTTATATTTGCAAGCTCCTGCCGGAGCTGCGTTGCCTGTTCTTCCAACGCGATAAGCTTCTGCTTATCCGTTTCTGTTGCTGTGCCTGCGGCAATTGCTCTAAGCGGACGCACCGCCTGTAAGTCCAGGCGGTCAAGCTCAGCGAGTATTACGCTGTGCCTGTCCTCTATCGGCACTACCTGTATGTTGTCAATATCGCCAACTAACGACTTTGGCGATATTAGTCTGACCTTTGCATACTGCTTTATTTCATCCGCAAGTCGAGTATCATCACCTATAATCATAGCTCCGTCAGGGATTGTTGTTTCATCTTCCCCGCAAAGCCAGCTTCCGTCTTCAAAAATAATCATGTTTGCCTCCTATCATCAATCAAACAGCAGTATTTTGTATGAATATCCGCCAGTTCCTTCAAACGTAATTTTCCCGCTTGTTGTTAAAGAATAACCTACAGCCAAATTACTTCCAGCGCATATTGTCGTATGCAATACTGCTGATGCAGGAGTCGTATCAGTTATTACAAACGGCTGTATGAAACTAGTCAGTGTGCCGCCAGAAGATGTTATTTTGTAGAAAACAATATACGCTTGCTTTCTTGAAGAGATATCTATCTCTTGCCCAAGCGCTGATCCTTGTTTAATCACAATGGTGTTTACCGTGTTCGGTGGCACAACCCATGCTCCGTCACATCGTAAATAGCGATTTGATGTACCCTTTGCTGGTGCAGGAGCGTACCCCGCTGCTCCTGCGGCACTTGTTGACGAGCCAACCAACGCTTTCCATGTATCAGTGAAAACAGCCGATGCAGGTACGGATTTTCCGAGGGTGTATGTTGTCGTCTTAGGTATGCCGTCCTTGAAATATACCGGCTGTGTGGCGCTTCCCGCATCGGTGTTGATTTTATTAGCGCTTGTTGCCGCCCCGCCTACCGATGAACTGCCTGCATAGCTGTGGGTATGTCCGCTCGAAGCTTTGCCGTCCACAAGCGTTTTGAGTGCTTTGCCCTGTGCAGCCGACAAGCTATCTGTTGTGCTGTCCGATGTCAGATTGTTTTGTATGCCTCGCCATGTATTAGTGTAGTTGTGTTCTATCCACGCACTCCACGTTCCATTCGTACACCACCTGCTGTACTCTTTTTTTGTGGCAGCATAAACAAATATCTGTTCGGTGATATAATTCGAAGCCGAAACCCATCGTATGTTCCTTACCGTCAGCATAAATGTTCCAGTCTGCGGAGCATTTGTGATATTTGCTGCTCCTTCTACCGTCTTTTCAACGTAGTACTTTATCTGTCCTGGTGCATCACTCAGATTTAATGCGTTTAAATCTATAGTTTTATTTGTTAAGTCTTCGGCTTCAAGCGTATCATTGTTGGTTTTTAGCTTATCTAACTTTGCTTTGTCCTGTGAAGACATTAACCCGTCTTTCGTCGTACTTGCTTTGCCGTAAGTAGTGTCGCAAAGCTCTACGTTAGTTTCAGTTGTACTTGTACCGCCCGTTCCATTAAGCCGATACACTTTACGTTTGTACTTTGTACTATTAACGGTTGTTCCGACCTCCGCCATGAAATTATCTGCATACACATTTGATGCAGTTAGGTAATTGGCTCGCATTTTCTCAAATTCTGCATAATCAGCTGCGCTCATCAACCCACTGTTCTCTGATGTTGCAAGGCCGTATATTTTAATGTTCGATTTCACGAAAGCAGTTGTAGCTATCTGAGTGCTGTTGTCTGATGTTGGGGGCGTGGGAGCGAAAGTATACACCGTTCCGTCAGCTTTGACACCTATGCATATCATAGCATAATATGTTGCCTCTGCTTCATTTTTTAATGCGACAAGTTGTGTTTCAACATTTCCGTTTGGAATAATCTGATTTTGCACCATTCCTAAGCGGTTTTTTGGTGTTATACCGTTTTTGTCGTAAAATCCGTAAGCAGCATATATAGAACTTGTAGGAACATCACCTTTGGAAAAAGTTGTATATATGTTATTGAAGCTATAGGCACTATTGCCACTGCTTGTAAAAGTGCCGTGTGTGTGATCTGCTGTTGCTAAGTCTTCTGGCGCTGGAGACCAGTCGGTAGCTTTATCTCCTCGCTCAAGCTTAATTCCACATATTTCCGCATACGCGTTTTCAACATTGTTTGGTTGAACAATGATATACGCTACCGAATATTTCATTGTGATTTGTGGCGTTTTTTGGGGCGTAAATGTGACCCTTTGCCATTCAGTTGTAATATCGAACGCTGTAGCTCCGCTAGTATCAGTTGGTGTCTGTTGATTTTGATATATTTGCAGCGCAACTTTTGCTCCGGGCGTTCCGCGCACCCAACAGGATAACGTGTACTTAGTGTTAGATGTTAATAGAACTTCATCTTGTGCTATTCCCACTTGCGTTTTTGTATCATTTGCAGTACATCTTATCCCTTTTGTAATACCTACTTGAGGCGGGTCTGTTATTGATGTCGTTATAATTGTTCCATCTCCTGTTTTGCGCCATTGACCGTTATCCCACTTTGCTGACTTATAAGCTCCTGTTTTTAATTCGACTGTACCTGTTACAATGTTGCGCCCACCAATTTGCAAATTCCGAACAGATGATTTTATGGCATTATCCGTAGCAATCGATACAGGTTTATCGGTATCGGCAGTATTGTCCACTTTGCCAAGCCCCACCTGCGTTTTTGTTACGCTATGAGGATTTGATTTATTGGCGATATGTGCAATCAGCGAAGCTACAGCCCTTGCAATTTTTCCGAGCGCTGCTCCGAGCTTTTCACCGCTTGTGAGTTCTGCGTTTGCCGTAGGAATTGTATAGGTCGGTGTCTGGTCGTTTGTGCTAACATTCGGCACATTACCTAACCCCACCTGCGCTTTTGTTACGCTATGAGGATTTGACTTGTTGGTGATATGTGCGTCAAGCTCTTCTTCGGTAACGTAACTCGTTTTATCAACATTTACAGTGATATTCGATGTGTCGCTAATGGCGATAATCAGTGATACATCATAAGTGTACAGTTCGCTTTCATCGGGTACTGTTTCACCGTTTTCAGACTGCAAAATTGCAAAAAGGATCTCCGAGCCATTATCTATTTTTGCGAACACACCCAACTGCTTAAAGGTATATGACGATTTGACACCAGTGTTTGAGATCCTCAAGGTTAATCTGTAGCCTTCGGATTGACTTGTCGCATTTGCTATAGTCACATTTCGCACGGTACCTGAAAGCGCACTCTGCTCTTTTAATTTGCTTTCAGCTACAGCGCCAGTGCCGCTTTTTGCAGCGGTGATTGTAACCTTTTTACCGCCTATAGCTTTTTTAAGCACCTCTACGCCTGCATTTGTGACACAATAGTTATTCCACTCCATTGATACTTACCTCCGTTTTATGATGACTGTACAGCAGTTTTATGCCTGTATATAAGCCATACGTTACACTTGACACATACAGCAGCTGTAGACTTAGATGTGCCGGAAGCTTGTCAGATATAATCTGCCGTACATCCAGTAGCTTTGCAAGTCGTGCGTTCTGATCCATGTCAATTTTACACTCAAGATACTTATACCCCTCTGCCTGCCGCAATCGTATTTCTGCCGAAGCACCAAAAACTTTCATGATATATCGCTCAAGCGTTGAAGCCGAGCACTTAGCATCTCCGATAATCAGCGCAGTTAATACAGTTCTGCGCTCGTTTGTTTCAAGCGTTTCGTTTGTGTAGCCGAGCAGGAGCTTTTCGAGTTCTGTCAGCGTATCACTATCAGCTGTAGTTATATGCTGATTATCAACAATCTTGCTTATAGCTGCGTCGAGCTCGTCCAGCTGCTTTCCTTCGGTCTGTAACAATGCGTCAATTTCCCTGAATTTGAGCATAAAAACAGGGTACATACGGCGTAGCTCTTCATAGCAAGTGTCAAGCGGCTTAGGAAAAATAACACTCATATAAGCCTCCCTATTCCATCGCCGAAACTGTAAGAGTACCAAGTATCGGGACGCTATTCACGGAAATTGTGACGTTCGACGTTCCGCCATCGAGCGTAAGATTATTGTAGTCTATTATCGAATCGCAGTTGAGCAGGATATTTCCTATGCTCGTCAGCCTCACAATAGCGGTGTCGCTTTTGTTGTCAAGCGCAAGATCCTTGAAATATGCGATAAGCTTTTCTTCGATTTCAGCCTTTGCCACCTGCATAGACTTTTCTTTCGCAAGTGCCACAGAAACATTTACAGCGATAGATTTTTCTGTTGCGGCTTTTGCTGTAAATATACAGCCTATATTTGCAAGGCCTTCACCGAGCCCCTGACTGTCCAGTGGGTCTATCTGTTCCTGTACATCGTCAACTGTACTCTGTTCAGCGCCTCGCCCGTCTGCACCAATCAGCACTGCTACAACGGTATTCGGACCGTTCTCAAGCGGCAAAATTCGGGCATGGCCTACGCCCGAAATTGCTTCACACCATGTCTTGAACTGCCTTTTGTTGCTGTTTTGCGATGGCGTTGTGATTTTTTCCACAAGCCGCTGACGCAAATTATTGTCGCTTTCTTCGTCAACGCCGTCGGTTACTACATTGCCGACGGTTGCACTTGACAGACCGACTATCGTGTTTACAGGCACGACAATGTCACCAACATTAACTCTATCGTCTAAGCTTCCTGCCTCTTCCGCACGAAGCACAAGGTTGTCGCCGCTTTCGACAACCTCAAAGAAAACACTATTATCAAAAAAACGGCTACCTACAGCAGGTGCCGTTCCGGTGTATTCAAGCAAATATTCGCTTTTTGTTGCTTCTATTCTTGATATTCCGTGCTCGTATGCTTTGCTATCAAGGATTTCACCGTAGCATTTATCCAGCGAAAGATACTCGCTCAGTGCTGACATTTCCTCATACATTCGAGCTATTATCTGGCACTGTCCTGCAACTGCGTCGTAGTAAATGCTTCCTTGCCGTGTGTCTATATCATCAGGGGCATTTGCCAAAGCCTCATCAAGTAACTTGTCATACGTCTTGTCGCTGAACATTTACATCTCCTCCTCAATTGTGGTATCTCCGAATATCGTGCTTACAGAAAATGACACATACAGTATATCGTCAACGTGCTCTACAGATACGTCAGAAACACTAAGCACTCTGTCGTCAACCTTCAAGGTGTCCTCTATCAGAAACGCCATATTATCGGCGATATACTCGTCCGAAGCATCTTCTTCCGTTATAGCCTCTCGTATTTCTGAGCCATACTGATTATCATAGACACGGCACTTAAATCGTGGCGTTGACAGTGCCTTGCCTATCGCCTGTTTTACGGCTTCTATTCCGTCTATTTTGTCACTACCAACCGAATATGTGTCATAATCAAGCGCATACGTCTTGCTTGGCTCGTTGACTTCCGTATCGACAGTGACGTTTATCGGTACATTCAGCATTACTTGTCACTCGCTTTCTTGTCAAGGCAATAGATTACATTACCTGCTATAAGCAGATAAACACTATTACCTACCGACAGTTCTTTTTTTACACGCTCCGGCACAATTACGCTACGCTCGGTTATCAGCAACTGCTTGTCGGAGCGTGCCTGAAAAGTAATGGGTGACATTTTCACAACATCTGCAACAAGGATCTCGGTTTTTCCGTTGTTGTTCATTGCCTGAATTAAGCCTTTTAAAGAACTCACTTTTTATCCTTTCTTCCCTAACGTTTCTAAATCGACCCAGCCGTAAACCATGCTTTGATTGTCCGTGTGAACAAGCGCATACGGGTGCTTTGCCCCAGTACAAATATTCTGTACTTTCGCAGGACCAGCGGCAAGTAACGGACCTGTAGGCTCGTCACTATTAGCTGTGTAATAATGCCGCCCCCCGTTAAACCACACTATATCGCCAATTTGCGCATCGACTGTACTACCGCTGTTACTGTCAGCCGACAATACATTACCCTGTACAAGCGTCAACGTTAAAGACATTTGATGTCTGCCACCGCTGAATGTGTGCGTATCGCTGTCGATGTAGTACGATGCGGCAATATCAAGCGGCTTCAGTATGCAATATACGCACCGCCCTGAGATAAGCTCGGAATTGCCGTCAGCGGTGACCGACAAGCTGACAGACGGCTTCACCTGTTCGTCAAGCAAAGACTTAGCCAGCTCGTATATTTCACCTTCGCTCGCATCATCCTTTGTGCTTTGGCTATCCTGAAACACACCTATTTTGGCTTCAAGTGCGGTATTTGCTTCCTCTGCCACTGCCACATTATCCTTAGAGTACAGCTTAACTCGTGTCTTTATCTTCTCGATACTGCGAGTATATGTATACGCTGATATGTTGCGCCCGCTTTCTATCATCCACTCGACAAGATGTTCCTTGCGCTCAATGAGGCTTAATTTGCCCTTGCTTGCTACAATGGAGTGCTTAATGCCAGTTGCCTTGTACTCTTCTTCCATTGCCGTTGTAAGCACATCGTAAGCCGTAGAGTTCTTCTTGACGATAGATTCAATGCACGCCGATGAGGAGCATACGCTATCATACGGAACACCGTAGCGACTGCATACATCAGTAAAAATTTCCGAGAGAGTATATCCCTCATAAACAAACGTATCTTTATTGTTTGACAGATATATACCCAAATCGTAAGCCGTGACAGTCATAGAGTTGCCACGGCTTTCTGATATTTTCGTTATGATACCCTGGAAAATTTCTTTTTCATCGTACAGTATGCAATGCCAGCCTTCTTCAGGCGATAGCTTAAAATTGGCATTTCTTGTACGGTCATTCAGCATTGTAACTGTAACAGATCGGCTCGCACTTTCGTTTTTCCCCGACCACTTAACGCTTGAGGTAGCTTCTGTAGCGTCAAAGACTTCGCTGTCATGGTTCACGAAATATAGTTTCATGTGCACTTCTCCTTATGGTATTGCTAATACCTGCCCTGTGTGTATGGTGTACTTCGAGCCCTTTTCGTTTTTGTTTGCGGCATCTATCGTTGACTTGTTGTATTCGTACAGCTCTTTATATCGCTGCCCGTCACCTAGCTGATAGTACGCAATACTGTAAAGGCTATCATTGTCCTTCACCACATAAGTCGCACTGCCGACGGTGTTATCGACACGATTAGTTTTCGTGCCTACAGCGACAGTCTGCGCATTTATTGTGATTTTGGTTTTCAGCTTACGCACTTTGATTTCCTTGTATTCTTTCAGCGATATGGAATAATATATCGTACCAACATCTCCGCCTTTTTCAGTTACGGTAAAGGAGTCAATCATACAGTACATATTTATTCCACAGCCGGACACCACCAGCCTGACAGGTTTGTTGCTCGCTTTCCATTTGCGTATTTTATTGACAAGCGAGCGAGGCGTATTCTTTACTTTTACGCCCGGAAAGGCTGTAGCAGGAAAGAAAGAAGAAAAACTTATTGTTGCCGCATTTTCAGCTGACGAGGTTACGACCTCGCCAAGCTGAACAATGTCCATAGTCTGAAGCTTGCTTGAATATTTCACTGAAAACTCAGACGGCAGAACCGGCAACATAATTTTTTCCTTAGAGCCGTTGAATGACAAGTGCATTGAATACTTAGAACTCATGGCTTTCTTCTCCTTCCTCTACCATTTCTTCTTCCAGCAGAGAAACAAGTATAGGTTTTGCGTATTCGTACATCACTGCTACAATGTCATCGACATTTGCGTTTCCGTCAACTTTAATCGAGCCTTTACCGCCAAAATCAATAACGATTTTACGCTCCTGCGAAGCATACGGAAGAGCGGAAGACTGTGCAGCACCTAAAGCCACCGCCGCATTTCTGAATATCGACTGTGTTTCATCGGCTGTAAACACCTTTGAGCCACCTGCACCGACAACTAACTCTGGTCCTTCCTCGCCTGCTATAAACGCATTTGCGGCATTGTCAGTACCGTTCGCATTGTGCTGAATTTTCTCATAGACATCCGACGGCATACCGGGGAAGTAACCAGTCGGATACTGCGCTTTGCCATTAAGGACATTTGCCGTAGCATAGGCAACGGCTTCAGAAGCTGAAACAGCTTCAGCCTGTTTGCTCTTTATCGCTTCGATATAAGCGTCCATTGTTTCCAGTGCCGCTTTTCTCGATTCGTCACTCATATTCATGTCGTTTACGGCATTTTCAAGGCTTTCCTTAACCTTGTCTACTTCCTTGTCAAAGTCAGTCTGCATACCTGCTACAGTATGCGAGAACGTGTCTTTTGCCTGCTCCGTTTTCTTAAAAGCGTCATTAAATTCGCTTACAAATTTCTTTGCACCGTCGCTGTCAAGGTTTTCGGCCTGCGTTACGATTTCATTCAGGTAGCCTGCACTTTCCGCACTGCCGTCCGAAAGTTTTGCTATAAGGTCATCGTCAAGCCCAAGCGAAGCCGCTTTCTTTAAGTTTTCAGAGTATGTTGTAAGATACTCATACTGGCTCGTAAAAGCGTCAAACATATCTTCGACTTTTATTTTTGACTCCGTAGCCATTGTGTCAAAAAGCCCTATCTGGCTGTCTATGCTTTTCCTTGCGGCATCATACGCTTCATCGTATTTGTCACATAATTTCTGTATCGCATCCTTGCTACCGTCAACAGCACGCTCGCAAGCTTCTCCGTAGCTTAATGTAGCGTTTGCGGCTTCCTCTGCCTCTTTTGCATAGTCTTCGATAGTCTGCTTTGCATCTTCCTGAGCCTGTATATTTGCAGTAAGCTGGTCGTGAAGAGCTTCCCATTTTGCTTTAGCGTCATTATATTCTTTGGTTGCTCCCGAGTTGAGCAATGTAGTGGCAGTTCCTTCAAATATATTCTGCTGAGAATATTTCTTACCTGCAGCTAGCATATTGGCTTCTGCAATTTCAATATCCCTTCGAAGCGTTTCCTCTTGACCCATAAGATCAGCTATACTATTTTGAGCGTTTTCAACCTTTCGCTTTTTATAGGTCTTTTCGGCCGTTTCCATTATCTTGTTGCCCAAAGCGTCTATATTGTCAGTTACACTTTCAACGTTTAAGCCAAGCTCAGGATACATTCCGTTAAGAGTAGATACTATCTGTTTCATTTGTTCTTGGCTTGCCGCCGTTTTTTCAGAGCTGGTTGCTAATTCCTCTAGCTTGTTAACAAGATTTCCTGCGGTTTCGTACTGGTTTTCGATTTCAAAGTTATTGTCTTGATAACTTGATGTTATCTGCTCTGACAATTCGATATGCTTGTCAAACCTATTATAAAGCTCCTCTATGGTCATCTTGTTATTCTCAAATGACTCGGTAAGGCTGTCAACCTTATTTTTCAGAGTGCTTGCTTCGGCGGAAGTTGCACCAAATTCCTCACAAGCATTCTTGTATTCGGCGTTCGCTTTCTGTAATTCGTCATAATTGATTTTCGTGGAAGCAGTCCACGATTCATACTCTTTGTTTGTGTTAGAAAGAGCAACAGTCAGCGCCGTTATTACAGCCACAGCACCTGCAATTGCCGCAACAATAATCATTATTTTAGGGCTTAACGAAAGCATTTCAGCAATTTTAGGAACAAGTTTTACTATACCTGCGATAGCACCTGCAAGTCCCATAGCACCTAATGCAACAGCCAATCCTGCGATAGCGCCACTCAGTGCCGGGCACTGATCTATCCACGAAGCAAATATATTTAGCACATTAGAACCTGCATTATACATAGCCTCAAGGCAAGGATTGAGATCATCGCCTATCGCTATTGCAACGTTCTGAGCGCTGTTGCTGAATTTTTGTGATGCGGCTTCTGTCGTATCCATCATCTTGCTATATGCCAGTTCGGTAGCTCCTGCGCTGTCTTTCATCGCCATAAGAGTATCGTTATATGCGTCACTACCTGCCTTTGCAAGTGACAATGCGCCTGTTCCCGCTTCTACCGAACCCCACAATTCGTTGAATTTTGTGAGATTGCCGTTTACGCTATCTACGAGAACGTCAAGCACATCACCTATTGATTTGCCTTCGCTCGAAAGCTCGGCGAAGGTGCTTCCGGTTTCATCTTTCAGCGCCTTGGCAACATTGCTCGAGCTGTCACCCAACTCATTAAGCATTGACTTGATGTATGTACCTGCTTCGGCTGTCGCAATACCGTTTTTAGTCAGCTGGGCATACGCAGTAGACAGATTATCCATCTCCACGTTATATGCCGCCGCAAGCGGTATAGTCTTACCTACCGAGCTTGCCAGTTCATCAACGGTCGTCTTGCCTAAATTCTGTGTAGTGACGAGAATGTCCGAAACGTGTTCGGTCTGATCGGCAGACAGGTTGTAAGCGTTAAGAGCTGTCGTAAGTACGTCAACCGCCGTAGCACTTGATGTAAAACCGCCGACAGCCAGTTTATTTGCTTTTTCAGTTGTAACAATTGCATTTTCGACTTCAACGCTTGCAGAAATTGCCTGATATGTAGCCTCCGAAAGTTCGTTTACGCTCTTTCCGGTTTCTCCCGAAAGCTGAAACAGCTCATCTCTCATGCCACGCATTGACACTTTGTTGGTATCTACAAGCGTAGACACTTTTGCAACGGACGTTTCAAATTCCGCCGCACTCTGTGAGCACGCAAGAAGAGCCGCACTTATTTCCTGAGCGACTTTTGCAAGTCCGAGTGTCTGAATAACATTTCCTAAAGCTTCAAATCCTTTTGGAGCTTTCTCACTTTCTTCGGTAAGCTTTTTAATTTTCTCTGAAAGCTCATCGATTGTTTTTTCCGCCTGTTCCAGTTTTCCTTTCAAACCGTCATAGTCGGACTGCAACACTACCGATGATTCCGAATTTTGCTTTTGTAGCTCTATCAGTTCATCGAGTTTCTTTGCAAGTATGTCGGAAGCTTCCGCTGTCTGCCCTATGCTAACTGTAACATTATCCGTAGCCGCCGACATATCAGCGGCGCTTGAAACTGTCTGAGACATCTTATCGGATGCTTTGTTTAATCCGGTTGCCACTTTATTCATTGCCTTGTCAGCAGAAGTGGCTATCGTGTCAAACTTTCTGACACACGCTTCTCCGGCTTTTGTGATTACATCAAGCTTTTTAGAGAAGTCGTCTATCAGCGAAAACTTTGCTTGTAATTTCTCCGCCGTATGTCTCACCTCACAATCTAACAGCAGGGGGAACGCAGGGTTTTTCTGCTTCATACAGCTCTGACGCTATATAAAACAGCTGTGTTTCTCTTGGCATATCGTTAAACTCTTCCATGCGAAGATGATGTCGTTGCCAAAGAACGTGCGCCCAATACTCAAGCCCCTTGCTGTCAATTAGTTTTTTGCTTCGTCAATCTCCTCGTCTTCGCTCTCGGCTGATGTCATGCCGCATACTTTCATGACTGCTTCTGCAACGTAGTTGTAGTCATTGATATCATCGAATACCAGCGAAGGCATATCGGTAAAATCAAAGCAGTCATAGCTTTTCATCAGCTCTTCATCTTTAAGGTCAGGATATACGAGGGCTTCTGCGATTATATGTGAAAGAGCCTTTTCTCTGTCATTGTCAACAACAAAAAGCACCTCGCCGTTTTCTGCATAAGGTCTGCCGTTCTTGCCATAAGCAACACGCTTATCCTTATATCCATTGTTGATCTTGCGGATATCGGCTGTGCTTAACTTCTTTATCTGGAACATAATGCGAGCGCCGTTTTCGTCGATAAAGCTTTCAGGACCTAATACAGAAACGACTTCGGGCTCTTTGTTCTTCTTCATAAAATAGGATAAATTCTTTTTCATACTTATTTTCTCCTTATAATAAAAGTTCGGAGCGGCTTTTTATAGCTCGCTCCGAGTTGTTTTTATTTACTTTGTTACAACGCTGTATGCGTTAAAGTTGATCTGATCCTCAAGGAAGTTACCTGTAACATCAAGCTCCAAAAGCTTGATGTCGCTCGTGATAACGCAACCTGTAGCCGTTGTAGTTATTGATTTATTTTTCTTGTAGTAGTCCGAAGCCTTATCGTTCATCGTACCCTGGATTGTAAACGTAGGTGTTTTACCCGTCTTTAAGTAAGCATTAAGCTTGTTCCTAAGCCAAGGCGTAGCCCTACGACGTGTAATAGTGCCAGTGTACTTCATGTCCATCCAGCGAGAGCTTTCGCCCTTATCTCCAATACACTTGCTTGTCTGCACTTCGGGAGTTGCCGTGATAGTGCAATTTACACCGTCATAGACTGTGTAGCCGTCAAGCATTATCTTGCCGTTTCTGATTGATATATCGTTACGCATTTCTGTTGCCTCCTTATCTTGTGGTTACCGAGAAATACAGCTTTTCTGCGCTGTCTACGGGAGTGATTGCTACATCGAAATACGTTGAATCACCGGAAGAACGCACCTTATCAACAATAAAGTCCGCTTCGGTGTCGACATTCTTTATAGCCCCTTCTTCCTCGTATTCCTTGAGCAGTGAAATGCCTATGCCCTCCATGATGTTCCAGCCGTCCTCGTCGTTGTTAAACTTGTTAGGCGGGAAATTATCCTGAATAGACTTTGCGATTGCGTCAAGGACACGAATTACACGGTTTTTTCTGTAGCTCGAGTCTTTACCGTCACCAAATGAAATAAGACTGTTGATATCGTATTCAACCGCTACTGAGCTGTCCTCAAGGTTCGTGAAGAAAAATTCGCCGCTATTGATAGCAGTAATGCTTTCTTCGTGTGTCTTTAAACCGTTTACGGCAACTGCGCCCTCGTATTTCAGATAGGTGTTTGACTGCGTTTCTGTCGCTGAAGCATAAGCCGCCGCTACCCATGCCGTTACCTGCGGAACTGTAAGCGTTGCGTCGCTAAGTATTACGGAGTTGGTAACGTTGATAATACCCTCGTAGTTGCCCGCAAAATTAGGCAGAACAGCGTTTACGCAACGCCCCATATTCTCACGCATATATACGATTTTCGACTTACAAGCTGTCTGTAATGACTGTTCTGTCGAAGGGAACGCAAGTGTATTAAACGTTATGCTTTCGAGTTTATCAAGGAAAGCTGTTATATCACTGTTTGATGCTTCTGAAGCTGTTGCATCTTCAAGCGCAACGCCTGCCACAGCTTCTATGTCGGACGAAGCAACGAAATCAATGTATTCGCTTGTCAACTGTGCGGCGGTCGTGATGCCGACAAATTCCTCAACAACCGATCCTGCAATATAGACATTTACGTCCCAGCCGCTCGCGGCGTTTGAAGCGACAGAGAAAGAAAACTGATTGCCTCGTGTGCCGCCGTACTTAGCTGTGCCGGTAAGGCCGCCGCCCGTACCTGTTGCCTTAGTACCCGTCTTAGGCATATACACGATTACGCTTTTTGCAAGCTTTAACGCCTCTCTTATCATAAGCATAAACTGATTGCCAGTGTCATAAACACTGTAACCGAGCTCGTTGTAATGCTCATCGGGAGAGCCGTTGTCAATAGTGATAAATTCGCCCTCAGGTCCGTAATCATGACCTATAAGCGGCATTACCACAACACCTTTGTCAGACGACTGTATCAGCTCAGTTACTGAGCTCTCAAAGTTGATATAGGTACCGGGACGTGTCTTGCCGGTACGCTTGTCAAATCTTCCACCTGCCATTTGTTACTTTACCTCCTTTGACTGCCACTGTCTTATTTTTTCTGCCATTTCGTTTACGGTAAACTTTGCGTCTTCCGCAAGTCCGTAAGCAGCACCGTCAAATGTGCTGACAGTTACTCCGAACAGTTTTAAAGCGTGCTGACGAAGCTGTTTTACAGTGAAAATGAGCTCCGTTTTTTCGCTCTTTGCTGTTGTTGCATTAGTGTTTTTGCTCATGTATTCTCCTTTCTTGAGATAGAGCACATCACATCATCAGCTGTAGGCTTAACCTCTCTTACATCTCTGTAAAATTCAGTGCTTCGCCAGCCGATGTCTATGCTTTTGGCACAACCATCATTTGCGTTTATTTCGCATTTTGTTATGCGTATATAATCATCTGTCAGCTGACCGTCAGAGTCAACGACAGGGATCAGCATAGCATTGTCACGAATTGCTTTTGCAATTCTCAAAGCGTTTTCATACGCTAAATCATCATTAGTTGCAAACACAACCACGCTCCAGCTGTATATAAACGAATACGAGGAAACGGTGTGTTCACTTGAAGAAACAACGGGCGAGGGGAAGAAAACAGCCGGAACAGCAAAATTCTCTCGCATTTCTTCATAATACGGCACTGTACCCTCCACGGCGTTCTCGATAATGAATTTTGCAATACTTGCCGTTTCGCTTGTAATAATCATTCTTCCACCTCACACACATTGTCAGAATATATCCAACAGCTCCGCCATGTAGCTGTCAAATATCTCGCCGATCTGCCCTTCCATTTCCAGAAGAGCTTTAGCAAAAAATTTTTTGCCTTCAATATACTGCCGCTTTAACATCATTCCGCCTTTGGCGGTGGGGTCATAAACAAACTTATCTCCCGTATCGCCGCTTTTCCAGTAGCCAGGGACAAACCTGTGCGTAACATCTTCTCCCATGTTCCAATGTCCGTTTTCGACAAGGTAAGCATACCTGACTTTGCTGCCTACAGTAATCGAGTTCTTATCGACTTCCCATATACTGTTGGCATCGCCAAACGTAAAGCTTGCGATCATGTTTGATGTTACTACAGACTTGCACTCTATGATGTTATCCGTAACTTTGTTCAAAAAGATTATCCCCCATTCATTCAGCACATTGTTTATGACCTGCTCGACACGGGGGCGCAGCTCCTCAAATTTATGCAGATAAGCTTCTATCTGCGAGTAATCAAAGCTTACATACTTCTTGTTCATATCTTTTTCTGTTCCTCTCTGCGAGTCAGCATAACAAAGATATGATGATTACGGATATTTCTCGGCACTTCGGCGGTGTATTCGTATCCGGTTTCCGTATCAACAATTTTGTCATTGATACGGACATCTGTAGATACAGGAAGCACCAGCTTTACAGAAGCGGATACGGCGTTATACGCAGGCGCGGTTTGAAGGCTCAAGCCTGTATCGGCGGTACAAAAATGGCATTTAACATCTGTGCAGTCAGGCTCATCGGAATATTTAAACTCTTTTGTAGCAGGCAAGCCATAGCCTACCTGCTTTTCAACTGCCTGCAAGTGATAGATGTTGCATTTGTGATTTAGCAAAGCGTCTAAACTCATTGTACCGCCTCCTTTTACAACTTTCTTAAATTCATAACGACCTTTCCGCTTTGTGTTGATATCACATACTCGTCAAGCAAAGGAGCCAGATTTAAGTCAGATATGCTTACAAGCGTGTCATTGGCCGTGTACGAATAATCGTCAAACGTTTCCGACTTCATCTCCTTGCTCGTTGCCATTGCGTTATAAGCGTAAGCTTCCGCAAGCAATAAGCAAGCCGTTTTTACATTTTCGGGTATCTCACCGTCAGCAAAATTGTTATGCGTGTAGTTGGTGATCGCCGCCATAGCTCGCTTTATATCTATGGCAAGCTGATTATCGCTCCTGCTTTTTACTGACGGATAGTTTGTGTAGCTCCTCAGCTCATCAGCTGTTATCCACGTCACACTCACCGTAATCAGCCTCGCATTCTGCGTTGTCAGCTTCAAGGTCAGTTATTGCTTTTACAATATCCGCCTTTTTCTTTAACGAGTTTATATCAATGCCACGCTCGGCAGCAATAGACTTTAACTCGTCAAGCGGCAGGTCCTTATATTCGATAGGCTTTTCTGCGGCTTCGACAAGCTCAAAATAGCCGTCAGCGATAAGCTTGTCGGCAATATCCTTGTTTTCAACCGATACAAAAGGGCTGTTCCTTGTTGCAGAAACAGCCCCACTGTATGAAAGCCCCTTGATAAGTCTTAACTTATACATAGTGCCCTCCTGTATTATGCAATACCTGTGATAATAGCTGTTGCGTCAGCTTCCTCGATGATTGCATCAAAGTCCAGGTGTACTGCATAGAAAATCTTATCCTGCATGATAGATTCCTTGTCGGTATCTGTCTTGCGGATCTGTACACCGTATGTATTAACAACGATAAGGTTGTTGGGGTCAGTAAGCAGAATGCAGTCATCAGCAATTGACGGGCAGGAGATTACGGGGATCTTTGCAGGCTCGTTGTACATTGACTGAGGTATCATGCCACCGGCTGAAATAGCCTTGTTGAGCAGGTAGAGTTCCCACTCCTGCGCTCTGTGAGGTGACATAACCCAACGGAGCTTGCCGTTATTGTACTTGTTAGGCATAGACTTCAGCGCATCGTAGAACATATCAAGTGACATTGCACCGCTATTCTTGCTTGAAACGTCAACAATGTGTCCGTTAGCCTTGATCTGCTTGATCCAGCCGTCATTGATAGATAAGAAGTCGTAATCGGGAGTAGCTGCCATAATCGGATTTGTTTCTCCGTCCTTCTTACCTGTGTCGTACTGTGCAGGTGTTGCCTCGTCGCCGTTGAGATAGAGGTCCTCGAGGTCTACACCGAGCTGTGTAGTCATCAGATTTGTAACCGTTGCTTCAAAGCTCTGTCCCTCAATATTCTCTCTGAGCGTTTCGCCTGTGATCTCCCAGGGTAATCTTATGGCTGTCGTCTTGTACTCAACCTGTGACGGTGTTACAGCTGCTCTGTAGCCGTCATCGGTGTTTTCGACTTTCTTTCTTACAATACGCTTTGCAATGCCGATCTTGTCAATGTAGCCCGTTCTTGCTCTGCGCATTTCGTGACGTACTGCACTTGCAAGCGGTGTAGCGTCAAATGTCTGCTTGATAAACTGCTTAGCCTGTTCAGGATTAAGCAGACCGCTTGAAATGGAGTTGGTGGTAATTGTACCTTTGATGATCTCTTCGTTCTGGAACATGGTTCTTTTTCCTCCTTAGATGATACCTGCAAGATAGTGCTTCTTCTGAGCACCGTCCTTAGACTTGTTTACGTCAGCCTCATCGCTCTGCTGTGTTGTGCCTCTCTGTGCGGCAAGAGCTTCCTTGAGCATTGCAGGAACTGCCTCCTTGACTGCCTGAGAAATCATTGCGCCGATTTCTTCTTTTGTGAGAGGTTCTTCCTTTTTCTCGGGGTCCTTTGCGTTTTCAGCTTCTGCACTCTTTTCTTCGGAGCTTGCCTGCGATGTACCGTTGCCTGCCGTCTGAGCGTCTTCCTTGATGATCTTAGCAACTTCCGCCGCTATAGAGCCGGCAGACTTTTCTATCGTTTCAGAAACGATAGCCTTCATTTCGTCCTTTGTCACTTCTGTGTCCTCCTGTTTTTCGCCGTCAAGTAATGACAGCAGTGTTTTTATGATACCTCTGCGCTTCTTCGGAGTGGCATCACTAAATGATTTTTCGAGATTGTCAATGTCAACGTCTTCGGTGGCGTATTCGCCGACACCGCCCATTGAAAAGCCGGTAATCTCGCCCTTTTCGATGCGGTTCCAGATTTTATCGTCTGAGATTTCTACCGTCATCAACCAAGTACCTTTTTTGACCGCTTTGTCACCGAGCGAAAAATCCGCTTTCGCAACCCAGCTTTCTACGACTGAAGCCGAAGAAAGCGGCGAAAAGCTATGCTGAACATCAACCATATTGCCGTTCTTTGCATACCACCTTGCCGCCTTGACTATCTCGTCCTCTGTCATAAAGTTTCCCTGCGAGTCTTTTACCATAGGCTCATAGACAATGCCTGTGACATAGTGATTATCTGCGTCCGCCTTTACTATCTGCCCGCAGGTCGTAAAGCTCGCTTCGCCGTCCTTATTTTTGGTGACAAGGAAGCTCTGAAGATTTGCCGCCTTATCGACAAGCGACACAAAACGTATTCTTGCGTTTCTTATCTCGATTGCCTTTTCGATATTATTCATATCGGTATCCTCCTTTCTGATTTTGAATATAAAAAAAGCACCCGTTAAGGTGCTCCATTCCGACATTTGATTAGTTGTCACTCAATAACAACCTTGTTTTCTACCTTCTTGTATGCGTCAAGATACCACTCTTTTTTATCACCGTTATATGTAAGCTCATAATACATACCGTCGGGAAGAGTGCTTGAAAGCAAGTATTTCCAGTTCTGAAGAGTTTTACACTTCCACACTGTATAAACATCAAAATCAGGTTTTACGTCTGATTTGTCTAAATGTTCTTCTATGTAGCTTTTTACAATTTTTATCGCTTTTTCGTCCATGATTATCCGTCCTTTCTGTTTTGTGCATAAAATACCACTCTTTGCAGAGTGGTAAAATTATCAGTCTTTGCTTGTAAACGTAATCGGTATAATCATTTCGGGCAAGAAATTCATTTCATAATGATACTTGTCAACGTATGCGCCGCTTACGTCTTCTACTGTGTACATAGTCCAGTCGTTAAGATAAACATAATCAACCTTGTACACGTTCGGAGCTACCTCTATCGTTACAACCAGCTCATTTTCCTCGTTGTTTGAGATAGAAAAATTACCGATAAGCTCAAGCACAGGTTTGTCGCTTCTTGCGTTTATAACCGACAGCCGCCTTGTGACATTAAAATTATCAGCTTCTTTCTGCACATTGTATGTTACTCTACTCGCTTCGGTACAACCACATAGAAGAACTGCTGACAGTACAACACCAACTGCGGCGACAATGACTTTCTTAATTTTGTTCATGTTAAAAATCCTCACTTTCGTATTTTAGGTATAAAAATACCGCTCCTTTCGGAACGGTAAAATTATTAAGTTTGTTCTGATTTGCACCTGATTGGAATGTTGTGCATTTAAACTACTCAGATGTTGAAGGCATATTTGAATACTCTTCAAAAGCTTTTTTGACACTGTCAGGTGCAGTGTCAAGTACAACCATTTTTCCATCTTCCAAACGCAAATACGGCTTTACAATTTTAAAAAGCTCATATCTCCTGCCGACCATAACTGTTCTCATTCAAATCACCCTTCCAAAAGTTTTTTCACTCTGTATTCCGTGTAGGTTTCATAATATTTGGCATTAGCGGGATGGTACATATCTGTAGCGTAATCGCTAATATTAAATATATTATAACCCGTTTTGGCTAAATCGTCAAGCTTTTTCTTGCAAATTAGATTTTCATATTCGTTTAATTTTGCAAGACTTGTAATGCTTCCGTTTTTGGCGATATACTCTTGTGCGTCTTTCCAATGGAACGTTTCATGAAGCATAGTGCTCAACGGATTGTTCGAACAAGCCATTTGCTTTTTATACTCTATCGCCTTTTCTATTTTATCGTATTTTTCATTGAGATACAACACGTTATCTATTGCATTATATGCAGCAGAAGCATTTGATAACATTTCTTTTTCTCCAACGATACAAATTTTGGGGAGACTATTGTCATTAGAAACTCCAAGCATTTCATATACCTTAGTAGCTCTTGTTTCGATTTCATGAAGAGCTTTTGGTTTTATTTTAGCTTGAGTCGAAAGATAAACATTATGCTTTATTCCGATAAGGCGTTTTGCTTCTATGCCCACGCTTTCGCCATGATTAGTACGATATAAAGAAATAGTGTCATCGTCATTCATAATCGCTGGCTTGTAAAACTGCGAGTTGTCATCTGACGGTGCAGGCACGACAATCTTATTACTATAGTCTAATTTATTTGTGCTTATACCTGCAATCTGCTTGTGTTTTCCGCTCTTTTCAGCATAATTCTCGTTAAGCATACGAATATTGTCACGTTGCATTTGTGCCTTTTGCTCGGGCGGCAGGGATTTTAAATCTTTGTCTATAACCGCTTCAAGTATGCAGTGACAGTTGATTGCTTCTGCCGCAGGCAATGCAGTGTCATGCGGTAGCATTGGGTGATATGTAGCACCGTCACGTCCCGTCAGCGTAAATGGCTGGTCTTTAGGAACTGTCTGACCGCTGATGTTGATGTGATTTTCTCTCGAAGCTGCACCCTTCGCTCCAGTATGCCTCCACCGCTTTGCATTTACAACGGGCGACTGCTGGAGTGCTTCGTATTTGGCGTAAGCGTGTGTACGCATCATTTCTGTTTGTGCCACTCGGCGAGCTTCGTAATATTCGTCACGCAGTCTATCGTCAAAGATACGTTTAGCCGCATCGTCAACACTGTCACCGTTGTTTATCGCTTCCTGTATGATATTGCTTATCTCGTCAGTAACGTGCCTTAAAACCGATGTACCTGCCTGTACGCTTGCTTCACTTACTGCCGCCGCTGTCGGCGCACTTATTTCCGTCACCGACAGTTCAGCGTCCGTCTGCCGTATGTACTGATCTGCCGACGCTTGTAATACATCGCCGCAGGTTTCGTCAACCGCCTGTGAAACAGCTTGCACAAGCTCCGCATCAGCTTCCGATTCTGTGGTATGGGAGGACAGAAAAGAAAAAAGACTTTCTGAATTAAGCAGAGAAGTCTTTTCGCTTTTATGCCATTTTTTCATTGCTGTTGCTATACGCTTTTCAAGCAAAGAGATTTGCCGGACCGTCATTGCCGCAAAAGCTATACCCATTTTCTTTAGCTTATCGTAAAGCTTGTCGTTGTCTTTTTCGATTATCCTGTTAATGCACTCAACAATTTCAGCATCACAGCAAGCTTTTCTATCCATAGTGTTTCTATTCCTCAAACCTGTCCCGTATTGATTTAAGCACCGATAGAACGTCATCGGAGCTTTTGGCTATCAGTGTATCGTCTGCCGGTGCAGGAGAAGCAGACGACTGCTGAGCAAGAGCTATAGGAATGTTTCCCCATTCGTCCGGATAGTCCTCGTATTCATCGCCGAGGAACTTGTATGTCACTTCTTTTGCCTTGTTCGGCGTTAAGCCGCCTGCACGTTCTGTGATGCCGAGTATCTTGGAGAGATCATCGGGATTGCGTATTTCGGGCGCTTTGAATGCTATATGAACGTATTTAAAGCCATAGCCGTTAAGAAGCTTGTTGTTGATAATCCACTCAAGGCTTGCTCTTTCCGGCTGAAAGACCTGCTGTTCCGTGACTTCCATTGCAACCTGGGCAGTTGCTCTTGTATAGTCGGAACTGTAGCCAACATATATATCGGGAAGCTGGAAAGCGCTCTGTATCCTGCGGCGGTTGTTGTCAAGATACTCCTGAAACAGCTCGTCTTTTTGCAGAATAGGCGCAAGGTCTTTTATTTCGACCTCAGGGCGTTGTGTGTTTTCAAAGCCTGTGTCGCTGTTTAAGCCTTCAAGCTCCAGCACCATAAATGCGTGCTGTCCTTTTTCACCCTCAATCTCGGTTATGTTCTGCTGAAGATTAGTATAGCTCTTTTTTGACAGTGTGCCGCCTTTGACAAGTATCGCCATAGGCGTATGTCTGCCTTTTCGAAAGTAGGTGTTATTTAGGTTCTCAGCTCGTCTTGAGCCGTCAACGCTAAGCGTCTGACCTATCCAACGCACCTCACCGTAAGGCATACTGCCGATTTTTATTTCGAGTATTTCATTTGCCTGGTACTGGGCGGGGATCACCTCGTCAACATAATCACCGCTTCGGATGTCAAGCGTTCGCTTGTCGCCGAACTCCTTGAAATAAACGTACTTACCGCTTACCTGCTGTCTGTATTTGCGGAAACGCTTTTTGTAAGTAAACGGGACGCCTTTATCCATGTACTGCACCTCGAACCATTCCTTTGAAAGAACGGATTTCTGGATAGTATCAACATCTCTTATGTTCTCAATCTGAACTACATCGCCCATGGCATTACGAATAATCTCGATGTACGCTATTCCATATATTTCACGGCTTCTTATGGCTTCCTTGAACACCCCTTCGATAGGCTTGTCAAAATTCATCAGAGACAGTATCTTTTCAGCTTTTGTATACTCGTCTGACATTGATTCGTCTTCGCTTTTGTCATCGCAGTATTCTATGGAAATTCCGAAGCCGGCAATATTGCGTTCGTAAGCGGCTACACACTGAGGAAGCGTTGAAGAGTGCCTGTACATTTCGTAGAGGTCCTGAAGAGGAACAGGCGGTTCGAGCCATTCTCCGGCTGAATACTCGTCTGTTTTTTCCATAGCCGTGTCCGACAGGGCTTTTTTAATCGGTGCGTCCACAAACTTGACACCTATCGTAACAGACGGCTTTTTCTTTTCATCAGACATTTTCAACATCCTTTCAGTCCTTCTTTATCGGCAGGCATAACAGCAATACGCAGTCTGCCTCATCGGGAGAGGGTAACCCTCTCGCCTTCATTTCTTTTTTACTTTCGATTTTTATGGCCGAGCTTTCGGTCATTGTATATTTTCTGCATGACAGCTGTGCTATAAGGTCATCGTCTTTCGGCAGTACAAGTTCTATCGACTTTGCTTCACCGTTTTTGTCGGTGTCAGACAGCAACTCTTTCACGACTGCCATCATATAGGTTGTCGTGTCATAATAGTAGCGGTGGCGTATCCTCATGCCAAATTTAACAGGCACTACTTTCATGCGCCCATAAGTTTGCGGATCAGCCTTGCATATACGGCGTAATCTGTCAACAACTCCGCCACCGACACCGCCGTCGTCGACAGTGACGATGATTTTGCCTTTATATTGACTGTATCTGTCTATCAGCTTTTTGAAGCACATTGCTATGTTATCAGCTGTACGCATCGTGTCTTGCCCCTGTGCCTTTTCGTAAAAGCTCACTTTTTCGTCAACCTTTATGCCGATAATTGTTTTATCATCGCCATATCGGGCAACGTCACAGCCGATGCGCACGGTAACAGGAACAGGCTTCTCATCGATAACCGTATTTGCCGATCGTTCAAGTGCAGACAGTGTTATAAACACATCGTCTTCCTGCTCGGGAAAATCTCCATATATACGAACACGGGCGAAATTGCTGTTTCGTCCGTATTTTTCAAGCATTGCGTTTATGTTTTCTTTATTCGTGCGAGGACAGTCAAGTGAAGAAACACGATACGTCTTGAATAACGCACGGTCACGATTATGGCTGTCAAAGAATACGCCTGAGGTCTTAGTGGGGTTGCCACACATCAGCAGTTTATTGTTCTTGCCTGACAGCGTACCGAGGATAGCCTCGATGATTTCATCGCTGACACCCGAGGCCTCGTCTATAATAAATAGCATATTGTCTTCGTGGAAACCCTGCATATTCTCGGCTGTAGTAGCTGTTCTTGCTGTCGCAAACCACCGCTCCGAGTAGCCTCTTACTTCCACTTTGGTTTTAGTCCATTTCAGCAGAGCTTTAAGGAGTGGGCTTTTACTTATCCACTTTGACAGCTCCGCCCATAACACGTCATTGAGCTGTCTTGCTGTAGGAGCAGTAGCAACAACTCTTGACATAGGAAAACACGATAAAAACCACAAAGCAATAACCGCTTCAATGCTTGTCTTGCCGACGCCCTGACCGCTACGGACAGAAACTTTCGGCACTTTAGCCACGTCCATAAGTACACCGCTTTGCCATTCGTCAGGCACAAAGCATACTACTTCATTAGCAAACAGCACGGGATTTTTTCGGTAAAGCTTAATGCGCTCGGCGATAAAGTCTTGTCTATTCAACGCTATCACCGTCCATAATTGCTTTTATCCAATCGTCGACCGTCTCATCTCCGGTAGCTTCGCTACGGTTTTTGCGTATATCAGCAAGCTTGCCTATAGCCTCGACTTTTGCACGCTGTACTTTCGTCAGCTCTGCTTCGAGCCGTTCTATGCGCTTATAGCTGTTTTCTGTCATTGTCTGCATATGGAACGCATCGCCTGCAAAGCGTTCGCCCTTTGCAACCTTTTCTTCGATTTGCTCATTATACCGCTCCATTTCTGCGGTGTTCTTAAAGTTACGTTTATTTTCAATTCGCATTACGCCTGTTATCAGCTGGTGTTCTTCTTGCAAAGACGCAATTGCTATCAGTATTCGACGTTCTCTTAAACGGTAAAAGCGGATTTGCTCAAGCAGCAGTTCTTCTTCGTCCTCGTCCATACTGTCCCATAGCTCTTGCTCTTCTTCGCTCAGTCCCTCGCCATACATTCGCATTGAGTAACCGCCGTGTTTTAAGCTGTTGGTGTTTCCTTTCGGTGCACCGTGTCCTTTTGCGTTGTGATTGCCTTTCGGTGCACCCCGCTTGCGTTTAGTAACGTTACCTTTTTCTTTTTCGGTAACGTTACTTTTGCTATCCCATTTATCCTGGCATTTCCACTTACGGACAAGTGTTTCAGATTCGCCGAGCTCTTCCGCTATAGACTTCAACGGTTTTGTGCCGTTGGATTCTTTCCACATCTCGTATGCCCTATCTCTGTTAGGGCTTCTTTGTCTGCCCACCTATCCCACCTCTCCGCTTCGGATTTTATTTAATTCGTATTTTCACAGCAATCTTCTTCCGCAGAACGCCTTTTTGTGAAAAAATAAAAGAAAGGAGTATCCAGTAAAGCGATACACGCCTTTACGAGATACTGACCTATAACCATATTTACGATAGCCTGAGGATCATTCCACAGCCAGCCAAAACCAACGCCGAAAGCAATTACACAGAATATTGCGGTATCTACAAGCTGACTTGTAAGCGTTGACGCATTGTTCCATATCCAGCGACCGCCTTTTGTGCTACCGTGTTTCTTTATGTATGCGTCCCTTATTTTGTGGAAGACCGAAACGTCTAAGCTCTGACTGATTAGATATGCGGTCAGGCTTCCGAGTGTAAATATCCAGTTCTGCCCTAACAGCATATCATAAGCTTTCTGCGTTTCTGCCGAAACTGTAGGCATATACTGCGTCACCATTATGATGAATGTTGCGAGCAGCTGTGCGGCAAGCCCTATCCACACTATGCGATTAGCTGATTTCTTACCCCATTTTTCGCCTACAATATCTGTTATCAGATATGTTAAAGGGTAGCAGAGCACAGCTCCGGGGATTGTTATTACGCTTCCGAACAGGTATATGCCTGTGTCGATTACCTTGCAGGCCACCACATTCGATATGACAAGGCACGCACAAAACAGTGCTGTCATTATATTTAAATTCTTTTCGCTCTTTATCATTTTTATATTCTCCTATCATCTATCAAGGTACTGTTGAAATCTTATCCATTGCTTGAGATTATGTGCGTCCAGCACCTTATAATCTTTCAACCGTGTGTTTACGGGTCTGCCTAACTGTGTCATTCTGCCGTCCTTGAACAGATATATTCTTGCGTATCGTGAACCTATCGTCCACGACGAACTATCAACACTGTAGAAGTCATATTTTTCTACATCGGCAGGCGTAAACCCTAAGCCGTGTACTTTGGTGTTATGCGCTCTTGCATAGCTCAGCAGAGAGTGTATGTATTTATATTCCGCAGGCTTTATGTCTTTGATTGCGAAGCCGCCTATTGCGATATATGAGTATTCGGCGCATAGATTTTTAAATTCTTCTACGCCTCGGCTCCTGTGCCATACTGGTATAGCTTGTTTCTGTGTCTGACATTCAATTCGTTTGCGATATTCTTTTACTTTGTCATATCCGACAAGGCAGTCAATATCCAGCTCGAAAAAATATTGAATGTCGTTTTCGTTGATAAAGCGTATGTACTGCGATATGTAATCGTTCCAGTCGGGCATAGCGCCTTTGGCGTTTGACATAAACGTGAAAGCTCCCGAGTCGAGCAAAAACATATCGGTACTCTTTATCAACTCTCTTTGCCACTCTCGGTAATAGAAAAAAGCCGTCAGCAAATAACGGCTTTTTATCAATTCGTCTTTTAAATACTGCTTTCCCTCTGAGCTTGCAAGGAACAGCTTCACGGCGTAAAAGCGTGGCCACATTCAGGGCAGATCACGCTTTTGTCTTTTTTGTCCTTTTCCTCATCATCGCTATTTTCGGGCTTTTTCTCCTCAAAAATGTCCTCAAGGTCGTCAAGGCTGTCACTGCATATCAGCGATTCATCGAAACCCGTAATGCTGACATCGAAATTACGCCCGCAAAGCTCCTCAATTTCGCTTACAACGGCGTTCATGTCAAAATAGGATAAATCGCTCATGCGATTGTCCGTAATGATATACGCACGTTTCTGCTCGTCTGTTAGCCCCGTAAGGATAAAGCAAGGGATTGATTTAAGGTTTTCGGCTTTTGCGGCAAGCACTGCTCCGTGTCCTGCGAGTATGGTATAATCCTCGTCAACTATAACAGGCTTTGCAAAGCCAAACTCCCGTATGCTTCTCTGTAGCTTTTCTATCTGCTTCTCAGAGTGTATACGGGAGTTTTTTGGGTGTGGTTTGAGCATATCCGGCGAGATATACTCAACATTTCTTTGATTTTTCATAGGACCTCCTTAATGCTTGAGCATATCCGGCGAGATATGCCACTTTTTGCTACTAAGGAGAAACTACATATAAGATTTTACGATATCATTGTATCACGGACCGTTTGAAGTGTCAATGAAGACTTTTTGAAATTACGCATTAAGAAACGCATCGATACCAAAAAACAGAGTAGACAACTTACTTACCGCCGCTTCAATGTCGAGATACACGGTTCTCGGCTCTATGCTTTCTTCACGAGCTATTTCATCTATCGTGAGCTGTTCATTGGAAATGTACCTGGCTGTGATCACTCTGCTACGGCGTTTTTCCAACTCATCGTTTGATTTCTCGATGAGGCTGTTGTACACGTCAAGCATTGTATCAATATGCGACACTATCACCATAGTACGCACTGCACTACGCTTTATACTGTCAATTACAAGCTCTCTGCGGTCGTCATCCTTTATCCACAAAGCTTCGAGTATATCAATAGCGTGCGGTGATGTTTCGGCGTTATAGACTGCATTTGCAGAATACGCCTTGAACTCACGGTAATGCTCTAGCAACAGTTTAGTATTGCGAAGCCGCTTTGAGTGTTTTTTCTTTTCAAGCTCTTTTTTCTTTTCAGCTTCTTTTTGAATAGCGGCTTCGGCACCTGCTTTAGCTGCTATTCTGATGATCTCATCTTCTAAGTAAGTAGGCATAAGCTCCCCCTTTGGCTTTAAGTCCGAAATCTTCTGTTGTAGCAGCACTGTATGATTTATTTCTATCTGTATTCTTTTCCTGTCACTTTGTGCTTGAGGGTTATTCGTCCGATGACTTCAAAACCTGCAAGCTCTGCAACTCTCTTGATTGTCTTGACGAGGTTGCCGAGGATTTCAAGCGTTTCCGCTTCTTTTCTGCGTTCCTCACGGCAGATGTTTTCGTATGCCTTACCTGCCGTTGGATCTCGATAGCCCTCGGAATTGATATCCATACGGTTCGTTTCCAATGTTACACCTCCCTTAACATTTAATTGTTATCTTCAGCTGTCTGCCAAGCCATTTTAAACCGTCAACAGTGAGTGCATACAAGACACCCATTTCGTCAGCTTCTCTTGTGACGAGAAACCTCGGTAGCTTATCCAGAATTTTGTTACCATTTGCAGGAGCCTCCCAATGGTTGCGATACGGCTTATAGAAGAGCCTACCGTGTCTTTGGTACGGTCTTTCATAATCAAGCCCTACCATGTGCTTGCAGTAATCTACTGCTATTTTTAGTTCATCTTCTGATATACATAACTCTACGCCCATATCCGTGCCCATGTCGGAAAGGTACTCCGTATGTTCTTCATCTCGTTTTTTCGCCCAATTCTTCGGGTGCCGGCAACCGAGCATACCGTCAGCATGCTCTATCCCGTATTCCCCTTCGCTTTCTGGACACACATCGTCCTCAGCGATAGGGCATAAAGGGCAACAGTCACACCTCATTTGCCGCTCTCTCCTTTCTGCTAAGAGGGCAACTCAGGGTTACTCTTATCTCTGCACACCAATGTGGCGCACACATACACGCATCATACAACAGCCCTCTGGGATCAGCACTATAATCTACGACACGTTGATAGTATTTGCATTCCTTGCATTTCTTGATGTCTGCCATTTTCTCATTCCTCCTTATTATCCATTTTTTGCACCGCAATACTTGCAATACATAGCGTCTTCCATGCAGTTATCCATGCAGTTAATAACTCGCATGCACTCTGAGCATGCAACGCAATCAGAAGTCAAATACGGTTGTTTTTCAAGCGGTACTCCTTTTTCGTTCAAGCGCCCGTTCCCAGAATTTTATCTCGTCACGGAGTGAACGGATGCTGTGAAGTTCTTGTTTGGTCATTTAGTACTCTCTTTCCCGAAAAAGATTTTATTTAAATCAATAATCTGTCCGTTTTCAACAGGCATCGCCGCTGTCTGAACGTTTGTCGCTGTGCAATTCTTTTTGATTTGTCGTTGACCAATAGCGGTAATTGTTATAGCTTTATCATAATAATCTGGTAGTATTAGCGTTACTGTTTTCATTGTGTCTCCTTGTCCTTTTTTTCACATTCCAGCTGTGCATAAGCCATTTCATAACCGACCGCCCACAGGTACACACGCATATTTATACTGCTTCCGCAGTCATAAAGCCACTCATAATACTCTGAGTCCAGTTCTTGCAAGAAGTTTGTCATATCTGTCGAATAACGCAGTTTGGTATCTGAATACCAATTCTCATCAATATCCGATTTCACAGCTTCCCAAAGTTCTTCTTCTGTATCGGCAGAATACCATAAATGCTTTTTGCACGCTTCAAGCAATTCGTCAGTCTCTAGCTCCATATAGTCTTTCAGTTGGTATTTGATGTCTTCGAAAGCACTGTCCGGATCGTAGATATATTTATCGGTCGAACACTGAAATTTGCTTGTGAAGTAATGAACATCTTTGAGATAGCTTCTCATTTGTCTGGGACTGACCGCATTGTACCACGTTGCAATGCAATCTCCCAAGTCGCCGCTTATTATCAGGTTTCCTCTCTTTTTATCGAGAATGTAGTTTACATAGTAATCTATACTTCCATCGGCTTTGCGCCAATCAATAATCATATAGCGGTCAGTGTCCTGTATTAAAGTTGCTTTATGAGCAGCAAACCTTTCCTTACATTTGTTCAAGATTTCTTCTTCGTTCATTCGTTTCACCTCCTATCAGTTCTGGATGCTCTTTTGCAAGGCAAATCAGTTTCTGAATATTTTCCGCTATTTTCATTTGTCATACTCCTTTCTCTCGAAACACAGTTTTTCTCCAACGAACGTATGCTCGTAATCGCATCTATCGGAGTTCTTGCAATAATCGGCTTTCGGGCACGTTTTTTCAAACATTTTGCGTAATCTTCTGGATCGTCTTGCGCTGCTATAGCGGTTGTTATT